CTTTAATTGTTTTACCATGATTTGACCAAGTGCTTCCAAATCTTCACTTGTAATCAAAGCAAACATCAAGTCTGCTGTTGCTGGTAAACCAAATGATTCTGAGGTATCTTCTAGTCCTGGATCGGAACTTGTAAATCCGCTTCGAGTTGTTTGAGTCGCTGATACAATAGGTAAGTTATATTCGACCGCAAGTCCTCTAAGTTCCTCAGCAATAGATTTGACGTAGGTATAGGAGTTAATATTAGAACCAGCCCTAATGCGAGCTGAACAACAAATGTTAAGGTAATCCACGAATATAATATCGGGAATAAAAGATTTCTTGAGATTGAGTTCATTAAGTAGTGTCCTAAAGTGGATAGTTGATGCTGATGCCGTTGGGTATTCTTTGATGATTAGTTTACCAGTTGTTTTGCTTTTAACTCTTTCAACTTTTTTATCATAAAGATCCTTTGGTAATTCCATCAAATCATCTAGTGTTACATTCAATAGATTGGCATCAATTCGTTCTGCTATTTTTTCTTCGGCCATTTCAAGAGTGATGTACAAAACATTTTTACCTTGTACCATTGCTCCTGCAGCCATATGGCACATGAACAAACTTTTTCCCACACCAGTTCCGGCAAGAGCGATATTGAGCGTCTTAGCAGGTAGTCCGCCTTTTGTAATCTTGTTGAATATATCCAAGTCAAAAGGGATTCTTTCTTCTTTTCTGTGGTAGAATTCGTATCGTTCATCTGAGTCCTGTAAGTAATCGTGACCAACTGTTGTATCAAAGCTTATTGCGAGAGCGTCCGATAATATTTTGGGAATCGCACCTTTATCGTTGGTCTTATCTTTTCCATCGAGAATTGAAATAGACCCCAATACTGCATTGTATATCGCCTTCTCTTGGCAAAACTTTTCTGTTTTATCAACAAGCCATTGAATCTCGGTTTTTGGATTATTATCTTTTTCAATTTCTGAAAGATAATCTTCACACTTCTGAACTTCATCATCTGTAAGATTTGTTTTTTCCTTGACGGCAATGCTAAGCGCTGCAATCTCCGGCGGGTTATTGTAAGTTTCCGTGAATGATGTAATTTCATTAAATAATGTCCTCTCTGTTCTGTCAGAGAAATATTCAGGCTTAATAAATGGTAATACTTTTCTTAAATAATCTTCATTGTAAATCAGGCTGGTTAATATCGCTTGTTCCAGTTTCATCAATAACTTCCTCATCTATGTTACTACCCATAATCTCCACTAGTAAATCACCAATGTAGTTCTTAAATGCCAAATCTTTTTCTAGTTTCTTCGGCTTGTCCACCTTGGATTCTAACACATCGTATTGAAAAAGTAAATGCATTTCATCATTCTTTTCCTCAAATTTTACTTTACCATATTTGTAAATGGTATCGACATAAGGACCGGTCAATAACCGAATGTGTACGGCTTGTGCATCATCTTTTGGGTATATAAAACAATAATCAAATCCTTCAAGCATCTTCAGTTCCATTCATTGTAATTACATCATCGAACAAATCTTCTTCACCACCTTGCATAATCTCGGCAGCCGCTACACGATACTTTTCTTCAACATAAGTTTGAAAAGATTTACTAGTAATGATTGACATCCAAAAATCTTTGGTGTCGGTATCTTTTATTCGATATTTTTTATCTTCTACTTCACCTGTATCTTTGTCTACCTTGGAGTACCATCCATTAGAGGGTTTGATAACATGGCCGGATTCAATAGCGATATCAAGCAGGCCAGACCAACGGCTAATACCACCATCAAAAGATACAGTAACAGGTATCTTAGATTTTTCTTTAACATATCTACTCTTTTCTACATTAATAATAAAATTGTAACCAATGACTTCAGTTCCTTCTTTTTCTTGTTGTCGACCAATGATAAAGATATTATCAGCCGAATAATATGAACCTGTTCCACCGCCTACGATTGCTTTAGGGAACATACCAATCTCCATGTAAGTATGATTCACCACGACCATTGGAATATCTTTTAGATTCAAATGTGGTGTGACCATACGAAACAATGATTTAACTTGTTTTGCTCTGGACATATCAGCAACAGATTTACCTTCAACTGCATCATCAACCTCTTTCTTTGATGCGAGGTTACCAATAGAATCAACCACAATGATTAGTTTATCACCACGCTCAAGCTGGGTTAGTTGTTGCATTATATCATGTTTCAACTGTTCAATATCAGTAAGAGGAGTATGCAACACCCTATTAGTGTCAATACCAAAAGAATCGAAATAAGATTGGGGAGTACCAAACTCAGAGTCGTAAAAAAGTAGTGCAGCATCTTTATATTTGTCCAGATAGGATTTGGCCATCAAAAGTGAGAAGGCAGTCTTAAAGTGTTTCGATGGTCCAGCCCACATTGTAAGACCTGGTGTTAAACCACCATCCAGTTTACCACTCAAAGCCACATTGATGATTGGCACCGATGTGGATATCATATCTTTATTAGTGAAAAATTTCGACTTAGATAATATAGCCGATTCTTTAACACTACTGTTCTTTTTAATTTTGTCAAGTGTACTCATTTAATTTCCTTTTCACGAAATGCGTATTCAGCATCATAATCATACTTAGGTTCTAGTTTTCCCTTTCTATTGGGAAACCCTCTTTTCTTACGACTATAACCTTCTTCAATGTCGGCTATATTTTCTATATTAACTTCAACTGTCTCTGTTACAGAAACAGGTTTTGGTTCTTTTACTGGCTCTGGTTCTACTGGTTTTGGTACTTTAACTCTTTGTTGCATTGATATGTTTGCTGCTATCAATAATAACACAGCTAAGGGGTCAAATACAACCATGATTAACATGATTACCAATCTTACTGCTTTATCTATGGCATTATCATCATCTGTACCATATATCATATCACCAACATATTTTATTGGACCAACTTCTGCCACTAATTTGTTGGACTCTTTGAGTAATGGTAAGCGTTTCTTATTGATTTCGGTTAATTCTTTTTGTGTATCCTGAATTTGCTTATCTAAACGATTACTTGCCGTTGATGGATCCTTGGCACGAGCCAGTAGATATTCCAATCTCTCTTTGGTAATCTTTTCTTGTTGTGTTAATATTTTAATCTCAACAGTATTGGCACCTGAATCCATTGTGGAATCAATGTGTGCTTTTGATAGAAAACCAAAAATACCCATACTTGTAATCAGCATAAGAATAACAACTGCTGATGTTAAGTATGTCTTTAATAAAAAGGGGCAGGTTTCCCAATTACGATACAGCCATGATGTAGTAACTAATTTACTCAATTCAAGAACCGACCCCATAAAAACGATTGGCCAAAACGCACCTGTAAAGATTGCGGCTAGACCAAGTATAGAATAATATCCAGCAATGCCAGATAATAATAATGCTGATAGTAGTGTTAAAAAAATCATGAGAAGAAATCCTCTAGTGTGCTTGTCTTTTCAGTTTTCCAACCCATACATTGTAATATAACTTTGATTGGTTCAACGAAGGCTTTATCAAATTGTGTATCATAATCTATGTAATCATGTAATCCAAATTCTTTTGGTAATCTACCTGGGAATGATATGACAGTATCTTTGAATGGGTTTGGCATCTTTAGATAACTATACTTTAACTTTTCACCTTCTTGTATCAAAGGATATTTTTTAGTAAGGTCTTTTTCTTTAAGATAATAGTTGTATAAAATAGCACCCTTAACGTGAATTGGTGTTCCCAACTTGTAGAAGGATGTTGCATCATAGTATTTAGCCAATCCGTTACATCCACGTGGTGAGGAGATTTCTTCTGGAGGTAGATTCTTAAATTCTTCTTTGAAATCAGCAATGAACTTATGTATGTCTTGTTCTGTTCCTTGTATCATCAGCTTGATAGCCTGCTTCATCTTCTCACGAATAACTTGTGGAGTAGATGATTTGACCATCTCCAGACCCATGACCTTCATATCTGGTTCGTTATATTGTACACCTTCATTGTTATATACATTTAGAATGTATCGTTTCTTGGCAGTCCATATACCTTTGTTGGACAAGCCTTCACGTTTCATCTGCATCTTCTGCGCATAAGCTTTAGTGTAATCAGCAATCTCCTGATAACACTTATCAATATACGGCTGAAGCTTGTCATCACAGACCTTGTCCATGAATCGGATAATAGCGTTGATATCATCCACTCGATTGTCGTAAACTTTAGTAACAAGTCCTCCAAGGCGTAGATAAATCGAATCAGTATCACTCGCAATAACGTAATCAACATCTTTAGTTTCCAATAACTTATTCATGTATTGATTTAATTTGGCCTCAATCCAACGAATCGAATATTGACCGGCTAGGGTGACAGCAAGAGCCATTCTTAAATCATAGAATCTAAAGTACTGAGAACCTAAAGCACCGTAAGCGGAGTTTAGTGAAACTTTTTTTGCTAGTTGAATGTTGTTAAACTTGGCAATTCGTTTCTCAATCTCATACTTCTTAGAGTTATCTTTTTCATTTTCATATTCTTGCTTAGCTTGCAACATTAATTTTTTAAATTTGCTTCTGTCTGTATACATTTCTTCCATCATTCTTGGCAAGAAGCCTTGAATGTCTGTTCGAAAGAATTGTCCGTTTGGTGTTAATGTTGCGTTCACCAAACCAGAAGTATCAACTGATTTCTTTAATAAAGTATCCACAGAAACGCCTTGTGAAAGTATCTCACGCATTTCTTCTGTATAGTCCTGAGGTTCAATCAATGTCTCAGGAGAAATATTGTACTGCATCATCAAGTGTGGATACAAACTGTTCAGGTCAAATGAAGCAACCCAATCATGTAGTCCAACTTGTACCTCTTTAACATAGGCACCTTCAAAGGCTGAATCTTTTTCTTTGATAACTCTAGGTGGTACAATGATATTCTTTTCTAAGAGATAGGAATAAGTCATCGCATCCCACATACGGGTCTGTGCAAAAACATCTTCAAAGTTTGATTTGGTGTCATATGCCAAAGTTACTGCCAGTTCGAGTAGTTTTAGCTTATCTTCAAATCTTAGGATAAGTTCAACGTCACGAATGTTATACTCAATAAACTTTTGGTAATTCAACCGATACAATGTGTGTAGGTTATCATACTCATCATAAGATATCTTACCTTCACCCAACTCAACCTGTGAGATTGCATCTAGACGATATGACTCTTGTGACTTACCGCCAGGAGCATACCATTTATATAATTCTATATAGTCAAGAGCGGCAACACCTAGCATTTCATATGCAATTTGTTGGCGACCATTGATGACTGTCTTACGTTCACCAATAAAATTCCACGGTGATAACTTCTTAGTTTCAGGCTCACCAAGTATCTTACGAAAACGATTGATGATATATGGTATATCAAAGAACTTAGAGTTCCAGCCTGTAATGATATCTGGACACTTCTTAACCCATAGTTCCAAGAACTTCTTACATAAGGCGTGTTCATCCTTACACTTCACATAGATTTCTTTACCTTGAACTTCATAGATTCCACAACCAAATACAAATGTCTCACCATTTAGATAACTCATAGTAATGGCTGTGATTGGTTCGTTGGCTTCATATGGATCAGGAAACCCATTCTCAGAACCAACCTCAATATCAACTACGGCAACTGATATCTTATCA